CGAGTCATTCTAGACGAAGCCCATGAGATTCGGAACAAGAAGTCTAAGTTGTTCAAGAGTGTGTGTCGCATCCAGACTCAAATCAGGTGGGTCGTAACTGGCACCCCCGTCTTCAACTCTATGGAGGACTTTGTATCCCTGTGTGCTTTCTTGGGTCTTTCAAAGGTTGTTGTGCAGGGGATGACCAATAAGATCAAAGATATCTACATTCTCCGGCGAACCAAGGAAGACTTGGCCCAAATCAGTGAGCGTCTTCGTTTGCCACCGTGTTACTTTGAGAATGTGGAACTTGAGATGTACCCAGATGAGAAGGAGTTGTACGAACTCGTGTTCCTCGAGGCACAGGAGACGATCCGTGATGCGTTCAGACATGCACAGAGTTTGAACGCCAAGAACATGGTGATCTTGGAGTGTCTCCTTCGAGCCCGACAGTGTATGATTTGGCCTCAAATGTACATCGATGGTGTCGCCAAACAAACTGGCACTCAATCGGAGAAATGGGTTGGACGTTCCAAGAAGATGGAGACTCTTTTCGAGATGGTCAAGTCCCATCCCAGTGAGAAGACCCTCATTTTCTGTCAATTCCGAGGGGAGATGAATCACATCCAGAAGAACATGGAAAGACCTGTTTTTAGGATTGATGGGTCAGTCCCTAAAGAGGAGCGGGTCAAGCAGATTGAGGGTTTCAAGAAGGCTGCACCGGGTGCGGTATTCATTATCCAAATCAAAGCTGGGGGCCAAGGTCTCAACCTCCAAGAAGCGACTCGTGTGTATATCACAGGTCCATCCTGGAACCCAGCGACCGAGCTACAGGCTGTGGGAAGGAGTCACAGGACGGGTCAAACCAACCCTGTTTATGTCAAAAAGTTGGTATACAAAGAGTGTGCGCGTTTTGTGAGTGTTGAGCAGGAAATGATGGCGCTCCAGGGGCATAAGTCTATTGTGTGTTCAAAAGTGCTTAACGATGAACGAATTGAAAAACAAATCCCAGTGAGCAGGACATCGGCAAAGATTTCCATCTTGGACATCAGGAAAATTTTCAAAGCGTAAGATAAAGATGATTGGTTCCCGCGCTGAAGTTTTCCATGGCAATGCTGACAATACCTCCGGTGGTCTCGCGAAGAAAGATTTGATGATGAAAGATGGTCGTATTATCTCCAAGGCGGCGAGTAAGGCGGCGAAGAAGTCCCTCAAGAGCAACCCCAAGTTCGCTGCGTTCATTGACCTCGCGAAGGAGAAGGCTGCTAAGAAGGATGTCTTCTGCCTGGTCCCCAAGAAGGGTAGCAAGACCTACAAAAAAATAATCAAGGATAATAAGTAAAGATGACCCTCGCGAAGTGGGGAGAGTCTGTTAAAGTGGCTAAGATTAAGTTAGGCATAGACCCAAAGAAATTTACCAGGGTACAGGGTAAATTGCTTAAGGAGGCTCAAGCTATATATAGTATTTTACTTTTGAATAAATCTAAATGACAAATTGAAATCCTTTAAGGTTCTGTGGTTCATAAACGACGAGCTGATGAAGCTTCCAAGTACAACCGAACTTTCTGTTCAAGAAATACACACTGTTGAGTTCAACAATCGCATGTCCCGAATTTCTTGCATAGAGACCATTAGTCACTTCGTCATTCTTTGGATTTTTATCTCCATCAAAAACATTTGACTTGATCTGATCTTCCATGGTTGTATCAACCTTAATACGAAACTTTGGTTCACGACCAGGGGATTCCTTAACGTTTGAGTTGAACATTGGGAGTAATTCCTCTTTGGTCATTGTAGATCCGAAAATAACTTCACTCTGTTCGACAACTGAGTCGATGATTTTGTCCTCCAGTTCTCGTAAAGATGTATAAAACATGTTCATGTAACTTTCTTCTTCGTCATGACCTTTTACAGCAAAGTCGATATTGTATTTGGTTGGTCCAACTTCGGGTGTGAAACCGGAGACACCAAAAGGCATATACATACGAGGAAGTTGGACACGGAGGGGTGTTCCCTGCTTCGTACAAATGACAATCTTCCGGTTTTTATATTCATTGATTTGGAGGTTTTCGAGTGCTTTGTCCATGTATATAATAGACTCGTCTAAACTTTAAGCTGAACACGCGACACAATCAGGTTCTAGACTAAATTGAATTGGACGAGCCTTAGCCTTTGATCTGAGGTAGTACATACCAGTCTTTAGACCCGCTTTCCATGCATACATGTGCATCGAGGAGAGCTTGGACATTGTGGGACTCTCTATGAAAAGGTTCATAGATTGAGACTGATCGATGAAACGACCCCGATCTGCGGCCATGTCAATGATACATTTTTGACTAATTTCCCATACAGTTTTATAAAGTTTTTTGATATCTTCGGGGATATCGACAATATTTTGGATAGACCCACCAGCCTTTACCATGAGATCCTTCATCTCCTTGGACCAGAGACCAACCCTCTTGAGATCATCGACGAGATGCTTATTGACTACAACAAATTCACCAGCGAGGGTGCGTCTCAGGTAGATGTTGGTCGTGTAGGGTTCGAAACACTCGTTATTACCTAGGATTTGGGCCGTAGAAGCTGTTGGCATAGGGGCCATGAGAAGACTGTTCCTAAGTCCCTTGGTCTTCACGCGCACACGCATCGCATCCCAATCGTAACGACCACTGAACTTGGTCTCACCCTCCCACATATCGGGTTGGAGGATACCTTGGGATGTTGGGGATCCCTCAAAACTCTCATAGGACCCATCAACTTCAGCCAATTCAGAACTCGCTTCGAGGGCTGCGTGGTACATAGTCTCAAAGATGTGTGCGTTCATGAGGCGAGACTCTTCACAATCGAAGGGGAGACCACAGAGAATGAATACATCCGCGAGACCTTGGACACCTAGACCAATAGGGCGATGCTTCATGTTGGAACGCCTCGCAGTCTCTACGGGGTAGAAGTTTCGATCGATGACACGATTGAGATTCTTCGTGACAGTCTTGGTCACCTCATGGAGCTTGGCAAAGTCAAAGGTCTTGGTCTCCTTATTGACATACTTGGGGAGGGCGATAGAGGCCAGGTTGCACACGGAAGTCTCATCCTTGTTCGTGTACTCGATAATCTCGGTACACAAATTGGAACTCTTGATCACACCCAAGTTCTTTTGGTTGCTCTTCGCATTACACGCATCCTTGTAGAGCATGTACGGTGTTCCCGTCTCCGTTTGGGACCTGAGAATTGCCTTCCATACTTCAGCGGCTTGGACAGTCGAATGGGCGAGTCCTTCTTCCTCGTACTTGGTGTACAGTGCATCAAACTCCTCCCCATAGACATCAGAGAGACCCTTTGCCGTGTCTGGACAGAAGAGTGACCATTTACCACCCTCCTCAACCCGTTTCATAAACAGATCGGGGATCCACATGGCCGAGAAAAGGTCTCTACATCTAGCCTCCTCATCACCTTGGTTGAGGCGAAGCTCTAGGAAGTCCATGATATCTGCGTGCCAGGGTTCGATATACACGGCAATAGACCCTTTGCGGCGACCGGCCTGATTCACATAGCGGGCTGTGGCATTGAAGACCCTAAGCATGGGGATAATACCATCTGATTGACCATTGGTTCCCCGAATACGAGACTTATTGGCGCGGATATCGTGGATGTGCATACCGATACCACCCGCCCACTTACTAATTTGGGCACATTCAGTGAGGGTTCCATAGATACCATCGATGGAGTCTTCCTTGTTGGCGATGAGGAAGCAGGATGACATTTGGGGTCTGGGTGTGCCAGCATTGAATAGGGTTGGGGTGGCATGGATGAAGAGACCTTGGGACATCTTATCATATGTGTCAAGTACGGAGGGAATATCCTTTCCGTGGATACCGACAGCGACACGCATGAAGAGGTACTGGGGTGTCTCGATCAACTTTCCATCAACGCGTTGAAGATAACCCTTCTCAAGAGTCTTGAGACCGAAATACCCAAAGTCAAAGTCCCTATCACTTTTGATTTCATCCTTCACCTGCTGAGAAACTTCGACAACCTCGTCTGTGACAACACCGGCTTTCTGAAGCTTCTTCATGGCGAGATGGAAATTATTAGGGCACACCTTATGGATGTTACTCGCGATAATACGAGTGGCGAGAACTTCATAATCTGGTTCGGAAGTGATCATACCAACACAAATTTCAGCAGAGAGGGTATCAATTTCTTGAGTGGTAATACTATCATACATAGAAGAGAATACCTGTTGCGCAACCTTAGAAGAGTCACATTTTTCAGAGAGTCCATACGATAAATTCTTGATCCTATTGGTGACGTTGTCAAATTTCATTTCCTCAATACGACCTGAGCGTTTAATGACCCTCATATATCTAAAGTTCTAATTTTATTTTTAACTTACTTCTTACACTCGAGATCAGCACTCCTCACGGACACGGTACCAAAAGTCTCAAACTTTCGGTTAGGTTGGAGAAGGTAGGTGTTCACGAAGAATGGACCCATCTCACCAGCTTTGGCCACTGGGGGATAAGAACCAACGAAGCAGGTTGGGGGTTGGCAAGGAATTTCCTCGTACGTTGGGGTTTTGTCGGCATACACTTCGTTGAAGTCAGCGAAGTTCACCATTTATTATTTACATACAATTTTTTTCGGCGAGTATATTAAATGTGTGATAACCTCCACCTTGATTCCATCCAGCAGTGTGAGACTCCATTGAACACTCTTTTCTTTTCTGATTTCAATAAAAATCTTCTCCAGCGTGGCATCCGTCAGACGTTCAAGAATAATACGGGTATTTCCATTGATTACCAAAACCCAGATGACCTGTACGGTATCATGCGAATGGTCTTTGTCAGCAACTCTGGTGATCACTATACCCAAGTCAATGAACAGGTCAAGGATATGAACACTCGCGTCATACAGACTGCCCTGTCACAAATTCAAACGGGTGTGTCTCAATATATCGCTTATACCCGCGACATCGAGACTATTAGTGTTCCCCTGGATCAGCCTGTCAATACCAGTACCTACGGAAAGAAGATTGACTTCAATAACAAGATTGGTATCAATTAAAGATTGGAACCCAAAGAATAATAAGTCATGAGCCTAAACTATTACAAAACGGAAACTGAGAAAGTGTGTAAATCTAAGGGGTGGGATCGTGCCCCATTGGATACGGTATGGCTCTTACTCTCAGAAGAAGTTGGTGAGCTCGCATCTGCGATCAGACAGTATAAGAAAACGTTCAAAAAACAAAACCTAAAAAAGGAGCGAGGTACCGATGTCATGATGGAAATGGGTGATGTATTCAGCTACCTTTTTCAATTAGCCCATATGTTGAATGTTGATTTAGATCAAATGTGGGAAGAACATCGGCATAAAATGAAAGGTAAAAATTATAATCTGAAGTAGTAATAACAGCGATGAGTAAGTTTATGCTCAACGATGAGAATGTCATTAATGACGTGAACCCATTTGTCACACACGACTTCTCCCTTCCAGGAGGTGTGCGACAGACTGGTGATTTTGCGGATTTTGTTGAGGTGAAGAAGTCTAATGGATTACCAGTTGCTGAGAAAAGTGTCTTCTGTAGTACAGGTCTTTGTGCTGATGAGACTAAACCTTGTCTCATTAAGAAAAAAGTACGCCCTCAACGTAACATTGATTATGGCTTTACACGAGACCGACCCCGAAAGGAAATTATTGTAGGTGTATCGAACAAGAGTATTCCCTACTTTTGGATATTTTTAGTCCTACTTTTCATTGTTCTAACTCTATTATTCTTAAGACGTTGATAATGTAATCGAGACGTGACTTTTTAGTACATGCCTGAATAGCGTAGGGTAAGTATTTCTTACATAACTTTTTGATAACCTCCATCTGCCAAGCACTCTCCATATTTACACGGGGTGGTTGGAACGTTGGATCTAGGATCTTAATAGCATGCGCGATTCGTACATAAGTCCTGTCGGGTTGTTCATACACGAGAACATTCTCAAGAATAAGTTCAGCGACGCGCTGACGAACTTCGGGTGTCTTCTTGACCATCGTGTCGAGAAACTTTTCATAAGGAATTGAATGCTTCTCAGATTGGATGTGCGTCCAATCAGCGAGGGGTTCTGTGTTGATATAATCCGTGAAAGTGTCGTACCCCTTTCCTTTCATATATCGGTCATATATGATTTCGACATAGGAAAGATCTGACTCAACGTCATGTACATACTTAGCAGAACGGATAAAGGAAGTCATCTAGCTTTATGGTGAATGTTTTCTTTAAACACCTAAGTAGATCAATCACAACTAGAAAAGTATGCTATAAAAATGTACTCTTCAATCGCCAACAACAGTTTTTCGTACCTATTGACCCTCGAAGATATAAGAAAAGCTTTACCAGATGAGACCCGACCCTCATGGATAAAGATTACGACGATCACTATGGTCTCGAGCTTTATGCAAGTGATTGACATAAAGCGACTCCGAAGCACTTTCGAGAGGATCGGTTCCTACAAGATGCGACGCGAGGGAACGAACACCGATGGTTTTGAATGGACATTGAAACCCACTACATTTTACAACCAGGTGACACTCACCTACCATGACACGTACAGTACCAAGTCTGTCAAAGTGTTCCCCAATGGAAGTATTCAGGTTGCAGGGTGTTGTGACCTCTTTGACTGTAAGCGCATCATTACCCAACTCATCCAGATCTTCAAGACTTTTTTGGGTATGGAAAGTAGTATTTCCAGTGATTCCTTCCGAGTTGTCATGATCAACTCTAACTTCAGTCTCAACTACAACGTCAACCTCATGAAGGTGGCTGACTGGTTCGAAGAGTACAATGACATCTTCAAAGTTTCTTTCGAACCAGATAGATACTCAGCGGTGAAAATTAAATTTAAACCAGCCCATGAGATGAAAGAGATTACTTGCAGTATATTTAGTACTGGGAAGATCATCATCACTGGTGCAGAGACCCTTAAGGAGATTGCATTTGCATACAACACCATCAACCAACATATCAATGAAAATGTCGATATTAGAGTGTCTCGTACAGAGGAGACTGACGTCTTTGATATTTTCTTGGGGTACAAATGTGACCCTTTTATCAAAAAGCTCAGAGAGAAGGGGTTTGAATCTTGGATGAAGACAATCACAAACAGACGAATTAATTTCTAGTTTTATAATAACAAAATGTCTCAGCGACTTGGTATGGCCGATGGTCGGTGCTTCACCATGAACTCTTCAGCCCAGCTCTTTAACAACTACATCATGAAACAGAATAATATTTCATTCGAGGACAACTATTCGTACCGCCAACTCCTCCAAAAGCAGGGTCCCCAAGTGATGTCCCAAGTACAGGAGCAGCAAGGTAAGACGAACTGCAACAACTGCAACGTACCCCTCCTCAAGATGCCAGATATCTACTAACTGAGCGAAATCACGAAAAAAACTTTAAATCCTCCCTATAGAATGTCTACGTGTTCCATATGTCTAGGTGAAGTCAGACCGACAAGGAACAATCCCCCACTCCGATGTGGACATATATTTCACTCCCACTGTATCCAGGGATGGAAAAATCGAGGTAAGAATACATGCCCCACATGTAGAAAAGTATTTGATACAGCTAATTTTAAAATTACAGTGACGATTCAAAACAATTACACAGCAGAGGCAAACTCTGTGTTATTGAACGAAGAATCTATGTTTAATGTATTAGAACGATTTAACTATATTGAGGTCGAAAATGTAGCTGACTTGGAAAGCATTCTAGCGGACCTTGGGATGAGTCTTACCGACTTTGATACCAGTGTTTTTCACACAGAATGAACTACAGTACATCTCGTAGTTTAGACCCGGATAGTCACGGGAAGCCTTACGGGGATCCGTGATAACCTTTCCCTTCGCATCAGTCAGAAGTGGCCCAGTAGCCCACCCACGCTTGTGACTGAATACGTTCGCCTTGAATATGATACGCTTACCAACTCCAAATGAGCCACCTCTCTTAATCCGCGACTCTGGAACCTTAAAGAACTTTGCCACAGACACCATAGTGTCACCAGTCTTAATTTTATACTCAACTACACTGTGTTGCTTGTAAAAGTGGAAATCACCCTGGCGAATATAGTTTGTGGGTCTCCCAGGAGAGACAAACATCATAACTTTATAGTAACCCTTTTTACATTTTTCGTTAGCCTTGACTCTGTACACATTTTTAGGGTTGTCAGAAACAACGCGATTGGGAAGACCCGTACAGTGTGTATAAGTATGGTTCCCATTGGAAAGTCCAGAACGATCACCAGGAATGGACTTTTGCCACCTGTATGCCTCATAGTCACCCACCGCATAGGCGTAACAATTATTATTCCCAATACCAGTCGTCGTCCCCCAACGCCTGTTTGTGAACGTACTTTCAGACCCACTCACAGGGGGGAGCCCCTTCATTTATAGTTTGATTAGAAAAAAATATCCGTATGTAATAAATGATTCAGGAAGTTACCAAGGCTCAAAGCAAGTCTGACGCAGTCACCGAGTTTCTCATCTTTGTGCTCACCGTGCTCATCAGCACGTTCCTCCTCCGTCTCGTGTGGAACAGGTCTCTCGTGAAGCACATCACCATTCTCAAGCCCCTCAACACCTTGCTTGATGCTTTCATTCTCGCACTTTCCCTCCAGGTTGTGCGTGGCATTTAAACTTCCTTGTACCCAACAGTCTTCTCACCCTCAGGGCTGACGAGAGTGGGATACGCATCCATGCCATCACAACCCTCCTTGTCACAATCGACAAAGGTGTGAGGTTTACCACTCTTCTTCATATGTTCTAACTGCTTACGAGTCCAACCACATCCCATGGTCCCATAAACAGTCCAATCCCCGGCGGCACCCTG